CGGGCATACGCAGCGGCGTGGACACCATCGTGATCGCGCTCTTGTTCCACGCAGAGCGGACCTGAAGGACCGTGGAAGCCGCGCCGGCGAACTTGATATACGCACTGTCGGCGGGAACGCTGTCGACCGTCGCGAACGCCGTGTTCGCTGCCGTGCTGGTGCCATCGCTGGAGCCCTGCACGATGATCGGCGGCGAGATAGTGAGGGAAGCGTGTCCGCTGCCGTCGCCGGTCTGCGTCGCGCCGACCACGGTGAACTGCTGAAGGTAGCCCAGCTTGGCGTTGTTGCGCCAATCCCACGCATAAACGTTCTGGATGGTGAAGACGTCGCCCTGTACGATCGTGTTGGTCGACAGCGTCTTGACCAGAAGGGTCTGCGTATTGGTTGACTTCACGTCGCGGTAGTTGACGTTCTGCGACGCGCCGTTGACCTGTACGCCGGTGGACGAGCCGTCACCCTGTGCGCGTGTACCCGTGGTATAGGACGGGCATTGCTGGGTGCTGTAGAACTTGACCTTGCCGAGCATCGGGATGGCGGATTCCTCCAACGCCGGACGTGCGATGTCCGTGAGGAACGAGCCCGTCAGCGAACCGCTGATGGCCTGGCCGTCGTCGGGGTTGAGGATACCGGCGAGGTCGTTGGTCGGCACACCGAGGTACTGTAGGCGCGTGAACGCGGCCTGTGCCTGCGCGGACGAGCCGATCATCTTGGTCGGGTCGGCGGCGTTGCCGGACAGCATGCCTGCCGCAGTACCCGCAATCCAGTTCGGGAACTGGAGGGTTTTCTGCGCCAGATAGTTGTCGATCTGGTGGGCGAGGGTGGACGCCGCCGACTTCATGGAGCTGTTCTTCATGAGGTCGTTAACGCTCTGCACGGACTCGATGTCGCCGAACGATAGATGGACCTTCGCGAACTGGTCGACCGTCACCGGGATGGAGCCGATCACGACGTCCTGCGCGGCAAAGTTCGAGTTCTTGTTGGTGTAGTCCGACGTGGCGTCGTTGCGGGCGAAACGGGGTGGGCGCTTGACGTTGACCGTCAGGCCGTTCTCGTCGTTGATCTCGTTTTTGTACTGGCCGTCGACAAGCTTGCCCATGACAAGCTCGTTCTTCGCCATGAGAAGCATCGTCTTGGCGTAGACGGTTTCATTCAGAAATGCGTTGGACACGGTACTGTCTTCCTACTTTTTGCGGTGCCCGTACTTCGCCTCGAAATCATCGAAGGACGCAGTGTTAGGGTCGAACGCGGTTTTCGATCCGGTTCCACGCGCTGTCGTTGCCGGCGGCGGTGGGGCTTGTGTCGTTTTGACTGCGGGCTTCGCAGCAGCGTCCGACGACGTGGACGAAAACTTCGCCTCCAGGCGACCAAAGTAGGCGGCTTGCGCCAATGGCGTTTTGCCGAACACCTCTTGAGCTTCCTTTGGGTTGCTCGCGAGGTGGTACGCAACATCGTGGCCCACATCGGAGTCCAAGATGAGCATTGCGAGGTCTTTTGAGACCGGAACCGTTCCGGCTCGCATACCTCCGATGACGACGTCCTCGAAGTCATCGTACTTTTCGGCGCCCGCCGTAGTCATGGCGTCCGCCTTGCCGCGATATGTCTGCTCCTGTTGAGCAGCGGCTTCACGTTGCCGTTTTTCTTCCTGCTTGGCCTCTGCGGCCTTGAGTTCCTGACGAACGGCGTACCGTGCCGAGTCGTTGACGTATTCGATACTCAGTTCACCATAGGGATACTTGGTTGTATCCGTAGGGTCTGGTGGTAAATCCTGGTCGCTTGTAGCGCCCTGTGTCTTTTCTGTCAAGCCGGGTGCCTTGCCGCCTTCGAGTTTGACACGCAGCGCCTCTTTTTCGGCGCGCTCTGCCGCCAAGGCGCGCTCGGCTTCGTGACGTTGGCGCGTGAGTTCGGCGATGCGCTCTGCTGCGGTCTTTTTCGGCTTTTTCACGCCGTCGGCAGGCGCGGACGCTGTATTCGCCGCGTCATCTGCGGTGTTTGCGTCGTCATTCGCCGCATCATCTGCGGTTTCTTCGGCTTCCGCAGCGGGTTGCTGCGCGGCCGCGCTCTCGGCGGCGTTCGCCGGCGGCGTTTCGGCGGCCGGAGTGGCTGCGGGCGCGGCCTGCGGGTCGACGTACGCCACAAAACTGTCTTCCGGTGACGGCGTGGCGGGCTGCGCGGCAGTGTCAGTCATAAATTCTCCCTGTTATTGGCCGGACGCGACGCGAATCGCCTCCAAATGGCCGTCTAGTTCGCGTTTTGCGGCCTGTGACGCCTCGGCGGTCTGTTGCGTGGCGAGCTTTGTTGGCATCGCCTCGGCTTCAGCTTGGAAATTCTGCGCGCGGGCCGTGTTGACCTGTACTTCGGACTGCGTCTTCTGCCACTCGGCAAGCGCCTGCATCATCGTCAGCTTCATCTGCTGCTGCTGGGCTTGGCCCTGCTGCTGATAGTGCTGCGCGAGCTCCGGAGTCATATCGCGTGGCGACACCATGCCCGGCGGCAGCGTGAACTGGATGCGACGCACGAACTCATCGGCGCCCGGCCAATCCATGTTCTTCGCCACCAAATCCATCGTGTACGCCGCAACCTGGGGCGCGGCGTTAATGAACGACACCATGCTCTGCGCGGCTTCGATACGCTTGGTCTGGAACGACGGCCCGGTGACGAGGCTGACTTCGTATTTACCCGTCGTGATGTTGGTTTTTTCGTTGCCGATCTGATTGATGGCGACGAGATCCTGCTTGCCGTCCTCACCCAGCACTTTGATGATGCGCGGCGTGTCGTAGACCATCGGGATGAGTTCGTTCATCACCTTCCCGGCCTCGGCGATCGCCATGTTGAGGTTGTCGTGGTACAGAATCGTGCCGGTGTCGCTGACGCGCTGGCGGGCCATGATCGCCGCACCGCTGACCTCATTCGACGGCATCCCGAGGTTGGCCTCGTGGATGTTCGAGACGTCCTTGATGTCCTGCTGCGTAATTTGAGACTCTTCGAGCCATGCGGTTTCGAGGGCTGTGGGCGGGATGAGTTCTGGCTTACCGGCCGACGCCTCATCGTACAGCAGCAACGGGTCGTCGCTGACGTGGGCGTTGCGGTAATCCTTCTCAAGACCCTGCACGGCGCCCTTGCCAGCCATCCACTTGGCGCGCGGTGTCAGCATCATCTTTTCCATGCGGACGCTGCGCGAGTAGTTATGGATGCGCTGCGGGTCTTTTAGGAACCGGACGAGACCCCAGCGGTGGTTGACGTCACCGACGCGCATCTCCCAGCCCGGCACGCGGAACACCGGCACGCGTGAAATCGGTAATTCGTATGGGGCTTCGAGGATATCAGAGCCGCTGCACAGATACATCTGCGCGTAGGGGCGCTGGACCTCGCGCATAATCGGCGAGCCGTCGGCGCGCTGGGCGATCTGCGCCAAAATCTGCGCGGCCTGGTTGGCGTCGTATGTCGGCGAGTTGCGGTCGACGTCGTCGGTGATGTCGCGTGTCGAACCGTCCTGCATCAGCGCCAGCGTGCGCTGGTGCCGCCGCATCCGCCAATATGACACCACGCGGACGTCGTCTTCACTCACCCAGCCGTTGATCGAAATGTCGGCGTGAATGCTGTTCTCTGTGCTGAAGTCGCCCGGTGTCGCCCACGGCCAGCGGCGGTCGAACTCGGCGCGTGGCATGGTGTCGACCACGAAAACGTGTTGCGCGTCGGCGCCCGTGGGGTCAACCAACATGCGGTCCCACACCACGGCCATCGCGTCGGGTATCTGGCAGACCTGAATCGACTGCTCGAAGACGTCGTTGTCCTCGTAGGCGAGCTCGATCTGGAAGTTTCCAATGCCACACGTGACTTGGTTCTCACAGGCTTTGTCGTAGGCCAGTTCGGCGCGGCTGATTTTCTGGATGCTGCGGATAAGCCCTTCGCGGACGCGGGCCGTGGCCTCGTTGCCGCCGCTATCCGGTAGTACTTTGATAGTGGTCTCATTCTGTCGGCGGTTGCCGACGATCTGGGCGATGAACGCCGGAATGCGGTTGATCGTCAGGCATGGCTTTTTCGCGGACTCACGGCGCGCCTTGACGGCGGTGTCCCACTGGTCGCCAACGGCGAACTTCAGGT